TATCTGAAAGTATCTCTCTAATCACATCAATATATTTTTTCTCTTCAGTAATTTTATTTAGTTCTACTTTTGTTTCTTCTAATTGTTGTTTTAGTTCTTCTAGGTTTTTTGATATATCTTTATCGTCATCATCTTTACCTTCTAGTAATAATATCTCATTATGTAAAGTATCTGTAAATCTTTTTAGTTCTTTTATAGATGATTCTATTTTAGACATTTGTATTTTTGTGTCATATAGTTTTTCTGATATACCATTAAATTCTGTTATTTTGTTTTCTGTATTTGTTATCTCATTGACTAAATCTTTCATACCCTCATTTAAGGTCACTACTTTATTTCGTTCTTTTGTTATCTTCTCGTCTCTAAATTTTTCTTCTATCTTTTGAGTACAGGTAGGACAGCTATCATTTTGTTCAAAAAAATCTAAACTCTTTTTATGTGTATCTAAGTTTTGTTCTATCTTTGTCTCTAACTTTTCTAATTGTTTTAGTTTAGTTTCATACTTTGGTTTATCCACCATTTGAGCTTCGTATTGTTTATAGTCTTCTTCTAGTCTTTCTACTTTTCTTAAATATGATTCTGTGGCATCTTTGTTTTCTTGTAGTTTCTGTTTCTTAATATCAATGTCGCCTGTGCTTCTATTTTTTAAATCGTTGAAATGTTTTGTTTGTAGTTCGTGTTTTGATTCTATTAGATCACATTGGTGTCTCGCTTCGACTATTTGTTTACCTAGTTCTGTTTGTTGATTTCTAGTTAATATATCCATATGAGTTAAAACTCTAATATCTAATATTTCTTCAACTACCTCTCGTCTGTGTCTAGGTCTCATTTGCATAAATGGTTGATAAGATGAGGAACCTAGCACAGCGATCTGTTTAAACGCTCTATAATTTAATCTTAATATTTGATCTTCTAATATTTTCTGATAATCAACACTAGATGCGTCTTGGTTTTGTAATACACCATCGCTGTATATTTCAAATATATTTGGTTTGATGCCTCGTATAACTTTAAATAGTTTTGTTCCTATTTGAAACTCTACCTCAACCAATGTGTCGCCGTTGTTTATTGTGTTTACTATTTGTTCTTTTTTGATTAGTCTAAATGGTCTATTGAATAGCGCAAAGGTTAATGCGTCTAACATTGTTGATTTGCCAGAACCATTGGCGCCAATCATCAAAGTCATTTGTGACTTGTTTAGATCAATCTCAACAAAAGTGTTTCCAGTAGATAGAAAGTTCTTCCATCTAATTTTTTTAAATAATATCATTAATCTTTCTCATAAAGTAAATCAAAATTTATACTTATGCTTCTTCTTATACCCTTACCTACAAAAGGATAAACAATATGTTCCATATCATATGGAAAAACATACATATCACCAACCTTAGGTGTTATCGTGTAGTGAGTGTGTGCAAGTGATCCTCCATACTTTCCTAGTAAAACGGTACGACCATTTGTTGGTTGCGCTGTCTCTGTAAATTCAGGACCAAAATCAGGTACCTTTAAAAATAAGATTGATGAATAGCCGATAGTAGATTTACCACTATGTTGGTGTACTATTTGATACTCACCCTCTCTTTGATCGTTTCCCCAAGCAGAGTGAAATTTAACGTCCCACTTAAATGCTCCGTCTTTTATATAGGTATCATTAGCTCTAGAAATAAAGTTAGGTATCTCGTTTTCTGTATCTGCTTGTTTTAGATGTTGGTAAACATCATACTCTTTTTTTATTTTACCTGAGAGACTTTTACTTACATCAATTAGGTTTGGGTCCTCGTCTATGAGTTTGTTTATTCTATCTATTAAACCAAGACTAATTTTTTCACCACAAAAATGTGCACCAATATATGTTATATTCACTTTTACCTTTCACTTGCTTCAGTATATAAATCTTTAATTACATTTTTAAGTTTATGTTTATCTAGTTTACTATCTATTTGTTCCACGTAGTTTCCTAAAAATGTAAGTGTGTCTTCCCCCTGCTCTAATATGTCTTCTTTTACAGATGCTGTAATATCTGTATTTAAATCTTCTATGATATTAACTTCGTGTGTATCTACCGTATTATGTAATCTATCAATTAGGTTATTAAACATTTCTTCATTTGTTTTATTTGTAACAAATACTTTTACAAAGGTATCTGTAAAGTGTGATAGGTCCATATTTACATAATCGTTTTCTTTGTCATTGTATATTAACTTCTTATGTATTCTCATTGGATTAGGCACTCTCGTCAGCTCTCTAGTTTCCGTGTCTAATATATGAAACCCTTTTGGACACTTATAATCTGACCAAGTTATTTCATACTGTGTGCCTAGATAATATATTTGACCGTCATCTGATTTCTTATGAAAATGACCAGATAATACTTTTTCAAATCTATGAAACATAGACTTATCTAAGCCTTGTAAGTTCATATGACCACTATGCATCTCAAAGCCTTTTATTTCTAAGTGACCTAACGCAAGTTGCGCTTTTGTATTTTCTATCTCATTTATTGAGTGTTCATAGTTATCATCACATATCCAAGGTATCAAACATATGTCGGTGCCGCCAAAATTTTTAGTAACTGCTTTATCGTATATCCAAGGTTCTTTTATACCATCATATGTCGTGCATAGTTCGTTGATCGCATTTACTTTGTTTGTGTTTTTGTAATAGGTGTCGTGGTTACCAAGTATGATATGTGTATCAATTCCTTCTTTATATAAACGATGCATAAATTCTTCTCTAAATGTGTGAGCAGTTTTAAAGTTGATAAATTTTCTTCTATCAACAACATCGCCTAGGTGAATTAAGGTTTTAATATTGTTTTCTTTTACGTACGGAAAAAATATCTCATCATAGAAACGCATAAAATAATCCAGAAAAGCTGGACTATCGTTTCTTGCACCGAAGTGCGTATCGTTTAATAACGCTATTTTCATATACTAGTGAAACAATTTAGAGGTAGGTTTTCTTACTCTTGTTTTTTTCTTTTTCTTTTCTACTTTTACAGGTTCTTCCATACGAAGATTTTTCTGTAAAAACTCTTTAAATTGATTCTTAAATTCTCTATCTTCGCCAGGTTGTAAAGCCACGTCATCATAATTACTATCCATAATTAGTTTGTGTTTAATTGTGACTTGTTTCTTCTCTTTTTGTATTCTTCTAACGAAGGCATAATATATAATTTGTGTAAAATAAGCAAAAGGATTGTTAGACTTAGCTGGATTAAAGTTATCCAGATATTGTAAACAGTTCTCAATACCATCACTAATCATATCATCTCTAAATGTGTAATTGATAAAGTTAGGTCTATATGATAAGTGATTCGCAATTTTTAAAAAACAGCTGCCTATATAATCAGTGACAGGTGGCTTTTCTCTCTTTTCTCTTTTCGCTTTATTAACACTTTTTTTGTAGGCTTTCATCGCCTCTAAAAATTCTTTGTTATTAACGTAGTGTTCTTTTTGTTTTTTTATTTTGTTCATAATATTAATATACTACTTTTCTCTTATTTTGTCAATGTTTTAAGCCATTTTCGACAGCTTTTTCACACCAAAAATCAGCGTTGACTTTTTCGGCTTTTTGTGTATAATAGAGCTTGTAGAGCGATGGCAGAGGATAGAGTCTATTAGTGTATAGTCTTTTTAGGAAAAAACTCATCATCTTCAAATTCATCAAATATCTCATTTACTTTCTCATTTTCTTCATCTGTAAATCTCTTTCTTTCATATATCGGAGCAGTAGGGTTTTTTCGCAACGGCTCCGACTTGTCATAACCTTTTATAACAAAATCATAACTCTTACTCATATCAGTGTTGGCGTTTACAATAGACATTATCTTATCTTTTGGTATAGTAATAATAATATCTTTTGTGTAGGGGCTCCATTTTATTAGAGCAACGTAATCTTTTAGGCCACCCCCTGATGTAAACTGTGGAATATACTTGACTAGCAGAGGTTTACTCAATCTTAACATTGGTGATTTTTCACCTAGTTGTTCTGCTGGTAATGAACATACAATATCATCACCATTAATTAACTTAATAATTTTAATAGGGTTAGGTTTTGGTGTTGTTTTTTGAACCATTTATTAACTCCACATTGTGGATTTCGTAATTAAAATCCTCGCTATTGTATATATTTATTCTTTCTTTAAAGTGTTGTAGGGTATAATTTTCTTTACCATTATAAGAAATATCATCAGCTATATCGTACAATGTGGCTGCGCTGTTGTTGTCTTTTAATCGTAAACCTCTACCGATACTCTGTAGATTTCTTATCCTTGACTTACTAGGACTAGCGAAAATAATATTATGCAAGTTCCTAATATTGATGCCTGTACTAAAGGTTCCGTATGAAGCCACGATAACTGCGTTTTCAGAAACCTCTGTAATTTCTCTAATTTTTTCTCTTTCATCTGCTTCTACTCCTCC